GAAAATCCTTCAATAGGAAAAACGGCTCTAAACATTTCAGTGAAAAATTCAGGTATCCTTTTGATTGCATCAAACATTTCGGCCATTGCAACAGTAACTTTTTTATCAACCCACTCACCGAAATTTGTGTCCCATCCGAGCAAGAACTTTGTTAATATATCAACAGTTTCCGCGATTCCACCAAAAACACTACCAATCGCAGAAGCAAATCTATCAGTTATGGATACCATATCTTTGACTTTATTTAATTTTTCGGCTGCTTCATCTAAACCGAAACCCTTAAATGCATCAAAAATTCCCATTGCAATAGTCAAAGGAAGCATGACTTTACCTAAAAGTCTTCCTGCTTTTCCTAAAAATGCTGTTAATTTCAACAATCGTTCTTTGAAAACTAACCACATCAACATCAAGGAATCAAAATCCATTCCTAATAATTTGCTAAGAATTCCTTGCTTCTCTGTTGATTTGTCTGAAATCAAGGATTCTTTGTCTGTACCACCAAGACCTTCAAGAGCATCAATTGTTTCATCGTGTCTTATTTGATCTTCATGGCGCTTTTCAATTTCAGCAAATCTATTGCCTTGAGAATCCTTCGTAAGAATATTTACACCATCTTCAATTCCTTCAAGTTTTTTGTTTGAAATGTCTATTGCTTCTTTTAGAATAACATTGCCTTTTGTCAATAAATCAATTATTGAATTGCTTATTTCAATGTCTTCCTCTTCATACCACGAATCTTCTTTTGTTTCTTTCTTTTTCTCTGCTTTTTTCTTTACTTTTTCAGTTTCGTCTGGTTCGTCGGTTTTTAATATACCACGGTTTTTTACCATCTGCTCAAATTGTTTTTCTTTCACAGAATTCATAAGACTTTCTTTCTTTTGTTTCTTTTCTTTGCGAACATCAACCATATCTTGAATTAACGATCCAAGAAACATAAAAGCAGGATTGTCTAGGCCAATAGCACCAAGCAAACCAGTAATAGAAGGAAGTTTTTCTTTAATTTTTTCCTTCATTACTTTTTTCATTGAATAATCAGTTTCAAGCAATTGTTTGTTGGTTCTTTCGAGTTCAGAAACCATATCATTGAAAAATTTACTTTCTTCAACGGTGATTTCTTTCATTTCAGACAATTCATCAATTTGCTTTTTGAAATATTTTATAATTTCAGTGTTTTGTTTGGCTTCTGTTCGTGAATCCGCATCAAGAACACCAGAAACAATTTTTGTTTGAGTATCAAAAAGTTCATCAAACAATGCACTTTGATTTTTATTTTCTTTTTCAAATCTTTCCGCAAATTCTTCATAAAGCATTGACTTACCAAATCTTGCAAGATCAGGAGATTTGCGGATAATGTCTTCAAGAGCATTAGATAATGCTTTGAGATCCTTTGGATCAATTTGTTCTTGTTCTTGTCCTGATAAATTTTGGTCAGCCATATTTGCTCTTTATTTTGTTTTTTCTATAAATTGAACAAGCAATCCGATATAAGATTCCCTTTCCCATGGTTGCAGCATATTTAATTCAGTTAGACTAAATTTGTATTGATTCATCAAAATGAAATTCATTCGTATCCTATTAAAGATAGAATCATGAGAAAGGCTTATCCGAAAAAATTTCTAATACCACCTAATTGATATTCATGAATTTTATTACAAGTTGAGCATTTTCCTTTTACTGAATGGACCATTTTTGGTGCATTTTCAATAAAATCAACAATCTTTTTCAGTGTCTTTGAATTCATGTTTTTAATAAATCTTTCTTTTTCTTCAAAAGTAAAATCGGATGCACTGTAAACGTTATCTCCACTAACGACGGTTTCCATCAATTCAGAAACAATTTTAATCGTGCTTGCTTTTTCTTTATCATCAAGCAATAACATCAATGTTTCAAATCCCGGGTATCTCATAACAAGCGAAACTGTATCATTCAGTTTGACAACATTTCCGCCTTTCACAAAAGTTGGTGCTTTAACGTCTTCAATGTTAAAAACACAATCAACGTTTCCTTTGCAATCTGGTGTTTTGCACTTCAAAGAAATTTCCACCTCTTCACCAATAGATTTTGATCTAAGTTTAAGGAAGAAATATTCAATGTCAAAATAAGCAAGAGTATTTGGATCAACTTCGCCAAACGTACACGAACGAATCAACTCTTTGATATTGTCAATCACAAGTTCAATATCTTCTGATTCTTTTACCATTAACATACTCTGTTCCTCTCCCACAGTAAAAGGTCGGTATTTGACTTTTTGACCGGAAGAAGGAATGACCAACGAATAAACTGGTGCTTGGTTTAGAGTGTCAAGAATAGATTGCTTTGTTTGTCGTTTCACTTTGTTCTCCTTTCTCTTTATTGCTTATTGATTCTCTGTATTACCACTGGCATAATTTTGAAATTCTTGATAACTTCCAAATTGGCTGTAATCCATTTCAGGAGACGCATCAATTTGTTCTTGAGTGGGCAATTGTGGTTCTGCTTTAGGTTTAATTGTTGTTGGCTCTTGTGTCTGTGGTATTTGAACGTCGGCTTTATCTCCAACATAAACACCGTTGACATAATCATTCGGGTTATAATCTGCAGGTACATCATATTCAGATACCATTTCACTATCGTCAAATGATTCATTTTCTAGTTCTGGATACTCACCAGGAGTTTTAATTATATTAGGTTTAGGTTTGGGTTTAACTGTTGTTGGTTTTGGTTCAGCAGGAACCTGAACATCTGCTTTTGGTTTATAAGTGTTTTCTGGTTTTGTTCCTTCAGGAACTTTATCAAATACTGTTGTACTTTCTCCTTGTTCACCTTTAACTTCCCAATGATGATAAGTAAATGAAACATTAAACAAAGGAAGTTGATCACCGGCAGTATAATCAAAAGTCAAAGGATCCATACTAACAGGATATGCTTCAAAAAGGGTCGTACTTGTCTTTACTTTTCCTTGTTTGTCCAAGTTATTAATTACAACTGTTCCTATAATTTCTTCGTACCATGCCATATTCCATGAAGTGTTTCCACTCATTAGTCGTTGCCATTGATTGAAGAAATCTCTTTCTTTTAGAACATCAGAAGCAATAAAAGACAATTGAATATCATCATATAATTCCATATAATGAATTTTTCTAACCGGACCATGAGTAAACAATTCTGTAGTTGAAAAACCACGACCCGGTAATACAACAGAAGTACACCTTAATGAAATTTCCCGATCAAGAGTACCAAGAGGTCCAGTAATCATAACTTCATATTTTGACAAATCAAGTAAAGGATATTTACTTAATGATGCCTTTAATTCCTTTATTGATAATCCCATTTTGTTTTACCGGTAATATTTTCGTGAATCTGTCCAAACTTGCTTCTCTGAGGCACCTTTGAATCTTGCTACAGGAAGATGTATTGCTAAATGCCACTGTGAAGGACGAATAATCATGATATTTGATCGTAAATTCTTTTTAATGTATCTCTTCAAACAAGGCTGAAAGTATCTATATTTTGAAACGCTTTTTAGTAATCCGTATGTAATTTTTAACTTGGTTGATTTGTCAAACCTAGAATTATTTATTACGTCCATCAGTCTTGTGAGAAATGTTCCTCTTACTCCCGGGGGCAAATAATGAAGATTCATTCCGAGAAAATGTTCCGAAGTTTCGTCAACCATTATCACTAACGGAAATTTATCCCAATACGGAAGTTTGCCGTCGTATTTCGCTTGATATTTGTAGTACACCATACGTCCAATCAAAGGCACTTGTCCTCTATAACGAAGATCAGACATATCTTTTGAGGCTATCTCACGGCCCGTCAAGGCTATCAATTTTTCCCTGAACCACTTTTTGGCAAGACGTTCTTCTTCGCCTTTAAAAATCTTTGTGGCGAATGGATTTTTCTTCGCTGTCTGATTAGTTGCCATTTCGTTTCATCGTGGTTATTGGTTTCAGTCTTTTAATCTGTTTTTTGTTTTTTCCGTATTGCACATGCCTGAATCGCTGAGAAACTTGGAGTTTGATTCCTAATTTCTGCAATTCTTCTTCTGTCCATATAACGAAGACCGCGCCCCCTCTTTCAGCAACGATTTTTGCAGCATCCCATTTGCTTGTGTTCACTGCATACGTTTTTGCTTCATATAAATATCTTTTTTTCGTCTTCTTTTCAGTCTTAACTGGTTCTTTTGTTTGTGCTTTTGGTTTTACTTCAACCAGCAATTTTGCACCATTTTTAAATACAATATTGAAATCAGCATAATATCGGTGAGGTTTTCCGTCAAACTTTGAAATATAAGGAATTACAATTTCCTCTGATCCCCACAATAAAACATCATCATTATTGTCCAGCCATATCATGAGACTCCTTTCCCATGACGATCTAAAAACTATTTCTTTGATTCTTCTGGGGTTGGAATACTTTTCTGGATTTTTTGGTCTGTAAAAACCTTGATGAAATTTTGACATAGCCTCCGCAATATCTTATTGATTAAGTGTGAGTTATATAAATAAAAGAAATATCTTTTCAGTTTTATTTATACAAAAGACAATAGGACATAAAATGGCAATTGATTTATTGTTAAATCATAAACAACAAAGCGGAATTACTCGAATAGGCGATTTCGGTCAAAACGCTCCTTATACAATGTTTAGAGTTGGTGGCGAAACAATCTTAATTCAAATGCCAGTTTCAATCATGAGCAGAGGGGCGTTATTGTGGGACCAGAGAGATTTTACTCCAGATAGTGTTATGGCGAATGCAGCAGTTGAATTAGTTGATGCAGATTCTTTAATTAAAAATTTACCATGGGCAGGATCAACTGTTGGAAGAGGTATCGTTGAACAAGCGAAAAGAGGAGTACAATCAAGAATAGGTGAATCTGTTGGTTTTAGGGACGCAGCAGACTACATGGCACACAAAGCAGGAAAAGCAGTCAATCCAAATAAAGAATTGACTTTCTCTGGTCTTGGATACAGAAACTTCAACTTTGAATTTGAACTTGTTCCAACAAACAAAGCAACGAATGACGCAATTGCGGTGTTCACAGAAACCATGCAATATTACGCCGCGCCTGATTTTGCAGGAGAAGGAAAAACGTATTTTGCTTATCCTGATATATGGGAAGTTAGTTTTGTTCCTGATACTTTTTTACCAAGAATTATGCCTTGTTACTTGACAGATTATTCAATCAACTATGCAGGAGCAGGAAAATTGGTGCTACACGAATCGGCAGCACCCCTTGCGGTCACTTTTTCAATGACATTCACTGAAGCAGAACTTCACATGAGAGACAAGATTAAATCAGGATATTGGGGATAAAATGAAAATTTTCAAAGAACGATTTTATTATTTCAATGGATTCCCGAGAATTAAATATTATTTGAATGATGAAGAAAAAGATTCAATTGATTTTCTTCATAGATGGGCTTTTAGGGAAACAATAAAAAACAACTCTGCTTCTTTTTCAAAATGGCTTATCCGTGATGAAGACACAATGTTCAGCATTGCTGAAACTCTTTATAAATCACGATATTATTTTTGGGTTGTTTTAATGATGAATGATATGATTGATCCTTTATTTGATTGGCCAATGAATGACCACGATTTGTATGAATACGCAAAAAAGAAATACGGACCTGAAAACATTGCTGGTATTCATCATTACGAAGCAGATGAAGACGATAATCTTTATTCGTATCCTCCGGGAACAATTGTTTCTTTTGACTATCAAAATCATATTGAATCTGGTACATCAAGAAATATCATTGCAATTAATAATTTCGAGTATGAAGCAAGGAAAAATGAAGATAAGCGAATTATCAGGCTTTTAAAACCAGAATATCTTGATCAGGTAAAGAAAGAGCGTGATCAAATCACAAAACAAGGATTCATAATCTAATGGCTTACAATTACTTTGGCGCAGAAATTGATCCAGGTGCGTATGACGTTGATTATTTAAAGATAATCGGAGATGAAGGAGAAGTAGATGTTACATACCTCCTTATTGAATTGAACATCATTGAAAATATTTTTGCAAAATGCATTACAGGATCTATTGTTTTACAGGATTCGTTGAATATCATAACGAATCTTCCAGTAAGAGAAGGTGATTTAATTGAAGGAAGACTAAAAACTATTGATACCGATCCTTATGTTTCAATGTTTGATCCTGACGGAGAAATTGAATTTACTTTTGAAATAATAAAAATTTCTCACCAAGAAAAATTAAAACAAGATTCTCAAGTTTGGTCTGCTTCTTTTGTATCATCAACATGGACAGACAATCTTGCTAATAGAATTTCAAGATCATGGAAGCAAGTTCAATATAACACCATTATTGAAGACATATTTATGGATTATTTGAGCCACCAAGGATTAAAGAAAAAACTGCCGATTAAACCATTAGACGCAAAACCAACAGAAGGATTGTGGAATGTTGTTATTCCTAATTGGAAACCTTATGATGCAATAACTTGGATTTCAAGGCGTTCGTTTGATGGACTTGCTGTTAATTTTTTGTTTTATGAAGACAAAGAGCAGTTTTATTATATTTCAATGAATGAAATTCTTGGCAAAGGTCCTGTTGAAGAATATTTTACGTCTTCAGCGGATAGATTTGTTTCAGATGGAATGTCAGATGAACCAAACCCCGAGTATCTTCGTCCGAGATACTTGAATATTGCCACAATGAAGTTTCTTGGGTATCACGACATTACAAAAGCAGCAGCAAAAGGAATGATCGGAAACAGAATGATACGATGGGATCCTTTCTATAAAAGAGTGACTGACTTCTATCCTCATGGTCCTGAAGCACCAAATTATACACTTGATGAACCTTACAATTATATTGACGATTTTGAAGCATTAAACCACTGTGAAAAATTAAGAGAACTTATCAGGGACGAAGTAAGCGCAAAATTCAGCACAGAAGAAGCTAATGCTGTTTTAACGGTTGTTCCTGATCACAACCATTGTTGGGACGACCAAGAAACATTCGAGACAGAAAAATATGTTCGTCAAAGGCCGGGCCAAATTGAACAACTTGAATTCTTGTCGCTTGAAGTAACGATGCCAGGAAACTTCACCAGAAGGGTAGGAGAAAAAATAGAAATTGACTTTAATTCTCCTGAGTTTAAATATAAAGGACCAGACGAAACGCCTGTTCCAGATGTTCGTTTTAGGGGAAATTGGCTTATTGCTACTTTAAGACGAAAATTTACTTCAGACAGACATACGCTTGTTTGTGAACTAATAAAAGACAATTATCATACATTGAGAATTAATCCGATTTGGGAGAAAATGCTTCCTCCTGATTCAGATCCTCAAGCAGAACTCAAGTATGACGGTCAAGGAAAGGTTAGAGGTCTTTAATGAAATCACAAAATTTGATGGGACTGACAGGGAGATTCTTTCACTTCGTTGGTGTTGTGGAATGTATTCTTGATCCTGAAAAACTTGGTCGCGTCCGCGTAAGAGTATTAGGAGAGCATACACAAGACAAAGTTGAAATTCCCACTGATCATTTACCGTGGGCAATGGTTGTTATGCCCGT